TCAACCCTGCTGGCTATCGACCATGCAGTTGATCATCCACGACACACCGAAGCGGTCGGTGAGCATGGCGAAGCGCGTCGCCCAGAAGGTGGCCTGCAGCTCCATCTGCACCGACCCACCTTCCGACAGCGCCTCATACAGACGCTCGGCCTCCGGCACGTTGTCCACCTGCAGGGAAATCGAGCAACCCTTGATGCCCCCCGTGGGGCGGCCCGCATTCGGGAGCGGTGTCGGACGCCATCAGCTGTGCAGGCTTGAGAAAAATAACACAGGGAAAGCGCGATAAAGGCGGGATATAAAGGAACGAAGGGGAAAATAGCGGGATGGGGTTTGTAACAGTGTTGCCGTAGGTGAAACGGCGGCGACCTGGGTTACAGGCCGTCGCCGAAGTCGATTTTGTGCTGGTCGCGGTCGAACTTCCTGTCCTGCGTCCGCTTGAGCAGCTTGTAGATCGCATTCTCTGTCATGTCGTACTCAACGGCCAGCGCGTGGTGGTTGCGGCCGTTGAACTTGCCCAGGATCTCCAGATCCCGCTGGGTGATCCGCCAGCGGAAATCCTTCGGAAATGTCACGCACGAACCGGCCCAGGTGTTCGAAAGATGCTCAACCACCGCCGCGCCGGCCTGCTCGGCGATCTTCGCGTCGACACCGTGCTCAGAAACCACAGCCGCGACGTGGTCGGCGATATCGCTGAGTAGTTCGTGGCGCTTCTCCGCCATCGCTGTGGGCTTGGTGCTCATGCGTTCCCCCTTGCCGCCTGAATGCGGCGATCGGCTTCCTCTTCATCTATTAGGCCCAGGCGGCGATCGGCTTCGATGCGGCCGAGGGCGTCCTGCAGGATCTGTTGAGTGGTGGCAGCCGCGCGGGCCGGCTTGGCCGGCGCGGTTGCTTGAACCTGTACGGGATCGCTGGCGATGCCGTAGACCACCGTGCGCAGATAGTTGTGGTTATCCAGCGGCAGCGACAGGCGATCACGGGCGATCAGCATCTGCTCGATGCCGGCCGTCCAGATCCTGGGCGGCGCCGGCTTGGAATCGTTGGTGCGGGCGTCCTTTTGCACCGTGCCGGCATTGACCAGGTCGAGCAGCTCTTCCACCAGCTTGATCGCTCTGGTCATGCGCAGGCCGCGCTTGGCCGGGCTGAACAGGCGCAGGTAGTTGAGTACCGCCCGGCCCAGCTTCGGATCGAGGCCGGCGAGCATTGCCGCCAGCTTCTTGCCGTCCGCGTCTGCGAAGCCGGCCTCGATCGGAAACTGCTCGCCGCAGCAAGGGCATTGCAGCTGCATCAGTCGCCCTCCTGCGCGTTGACCGCCGCATTCAGGGCATCCACCAGGGCCTTGAGGATTGGACGCTGCCTGCGCCACCCCTCGGGCAGTTCTTCCAAACCCTCCAGGCGTTCTGGAGTGTCCACCCCGAGGCGCTTGCACAGGGTTTCCACCTGGTCGAGCAGTTGGCGCTTCTCCTGCTCGACGTGCAGCGCGGCGATCAGGGCGTCGAGCTGCTCGGCCTTCTTCAGCCACGCCACCTTCTCGACCTTGAACATCTGCCGGGCCAGCGCGTCGGCATAGGCCCAAGGCAGGCGCATGTCAGCGAGCTGGGCCTCGATCTTGTCGATACGCGGCCCGAGCTGCTGGGCGTTGTGCGGTTTGCCCTTGGCCTTGCTGCTGGGCTGCGGCTTGAACCCGAGCCGCTCCAGCTCGACCATCAGGCGCCCGACCTGGCGGGTGTTCAGGTCTTTTGCCGACTCGACGCCCGCCACGCGGCGCAGCAGCGCGCGATAGCTGTCGTCGTCCATGCCCAACTGGCCCTTGGCGATGTGGATCTTGCTGAGTACGCCTTTCGAGATAGACATCACGCCTCCCGGCCAACGATCAGCCAGCGGCTCATGCCCGGCTTATCGCCGGGTTTGAGGTCGATGCGTTCGACGTGGTCGAGCTGCTCGCCGAACAGCTTGACGCCCAGGTGGCGCACGGCCTCGTCCTCGGAGTGGCTGCAGCTGGCGCGCTGGCTGCGCACGGTGTTGGTCTGGTAGGCACCCATGTAGTACTTCACGGTGCATTCGAGGTTCTTCATTGCAGAACCTCCGGCGCCAGATCGTCGTTGTCCTCGAAGTCCTCCTTGAGGATCAGCAGTGACTCGTCGGAAGCTGCCTCGATGACCTCGCGGAAGCTCTCGAACTCCTTGCCAGTTACGGGATGGTGCGAGGGAGCCCCCATCGCATGCTTGGTCGCAGTTCTTGCCCAGCGCGGCATGGCCTGGAAGCTGCGATCCAGGCGGTCAATCAGGCGCGCGCGGTCTTCGGTAGATAGTGCCATGTCAGACCTCCCACTTAATAAGGTGGCCAGCGAAGGTCTGGCCGTGGGTTGCGGTGAAATACTCGAAGAAGTCGGCTTCATTGGCGAAACCGTCGGCCACGGCCAGCCGGCGGACATCCAGACGGCTGAGCGTGGAGATGATGTCGCCGGTCTGAACGCGAACGCGCCGGGCGGCCAGATCCATGGCGATTGGATAAACCGCCGTGCAGGGTGCGGTGCGCAGGAGGCGGCAGTTGCGGGTGCGCATGCCGGTGTACAGCTGCAGTTGCTCGCCACGGCGTGGCGGGCGGCGCTTGCCGCATGCGCGGATGGTCTGGCGCTTGGTGCCGTCCTCTACCGAGGGCGCGAACCGGGCCATGAAGTTGTAGGCAACCATGGTCACACCTTCGCAATGTCGAGGCTGATGGGCTCGTACCGGTCGGTATCACCGACGCGCTCGTACACTCGGACGTAGGAGCTGGTGGTGACGACGGTGACGGCGTCACTGATGGCCTGCATGGCGCGAATCCAGCGCTCGTCCGTGATCTCCAGGCGGCGCAGCGCCAGGACGCTTCCGGTGCGGATGTTGCCGGCCTGGTCGACTTTGAAGGCGTCGTTGATCAGGGTGATGATCTCGGGGCGCGAGCCCTTCACCCACTCCTGCAGGCACTCGTCGATCAACGCCTTGGCGCCCTGCAGGCGTTCGTCAAAGCGGATGTTGTCCGCCTTGGCCCGCACCACCTTGAATCGGCCGTCGTAGCTGAACAGCGTGACGTTGCCCTTGGTACCGCCCAGCTTTGCGCCGTACTCGTCGGCCGCGACAGCCACCAGGGCGTCAACCTCACCGAACACCTTGGCCTTGAAGTCGACCAGCGCCTGGTTGAGTTCCTGGGTCTTGCCGACGATGGCCATCACCAGCTCGTCGCGCATCAGGTCGAGCGGCTTGATCATGGATTCAGGTACGTGACGGCCCTGGGCGTCGAGGCGAAAGCCTTCAGGGACTTGGATTTGGTCAGCCATGGGTTTCTTCCTCGGCTTGTTGGGTATTGATTTCGAGTTCGGCCTGTACCGCCTCGCGGAAGCGGCATATCTCGTCGTTGAGCTTGTGGCCACCGATGGTCGGATAGGCCGAGGCGTAGCCGGCGCTGCGTTTGAGCAGCTCCAGGGCTTCGCGCAGGCGTGCTTCGAGGTTCATCAATGCACCCTCCCGTCAGCGGGCTTGAGGTTGGCGCGGTAGGCCTGGGTGAACTGCTCGACCTGGCGCATGACCAGCGCGTTATCGCCGGCCATGTGGGCCTCGCACATCACAGCGATCTGAGCGCAGAGCAGATTGCTGGCCTGGGTGAGGTGGTGCAGCGCAAGCGACAGCTGGTTGTAGCGATCGTCCATGCGCTGCATGGACTCCCGCATCTCTGTCAGCTCCTGCTGCAGTTGTTCGGCCTGGCTCATGACGGCAGCCCCTTCGCCGGCGTCAGCCAGCAGACATAGCAGCCGCCGAGGCGGACGCTGTTGATGGTGTGGACGCCTGTGGTGCTCCAGCTCACGCCGCGCCATTCGTGCTTGAACGATGCGGCGAGCTGGGCGGAGTCCTCGGCGTTGATGAAGATCTTGCCGTCGAGCGGGGATGCGGCCTCGATGCGCACGCCCGCCGCGCGAAGACGGCGGGTCATGTCGTTGAGGGCGCGGAGCTTGTCGGCCAGGTCAGGGGTCAGCACGGTGCACATGGGCAGCGCGTGCTGGATGGAGATCTCGGCGGCGACCTTGGCGCTGAGCGGGATGACGTTGGGAGCGCGCATGGTCATTCCTCCTCGTCGCTGGCCGGGGCGGTGCGTTCGATGGAAAGCGGGAACTTCTCGAACTGCTGCTCGGCGATCGCCAAGGCGATGCGCCAACCCTTGAGCATCGGGCCCTGCAGGACGATGGGATTGGCATCATCCGCACCGAGGCGGATCTCAGTGCCCTCTACTGCCTGCTGCAACGTGCCGAGGTTGCCAATGCGGTGCTGGTGCCACTCGATCAACGGCTTGGCCAGGTCGAGCTGCGCTTCCTGTGCCCCTGCGGTATGGGCTTCGTCCTCGAAGGCAGTGACCATCTCCAGCAGCACCAGCTTCTCCAGCTCGGCCTGCTCCAACTGATTGCCCTGGTCGAACGGCCCGCCGACCATGCTCCAGGCCGAGGCGTACACCTGGGCCTGTTCCATGACTTGTTCGATGGTGATGGCCATGGCTCACACCCCCTTCACAACATCAGCGGTGATGCGGCTTTCGCCGATCTCGGCGGCGAGGTTGAGGGCGGCGTTGAACAGGTTGCCGATGGCCAGCGGGTAGAGCTGGCTGGCGCCGTCTTTTCCCGAGCTGCCGAGGCGTTCGATGATGGCCTGGACGCCGCTGGCATCGATCAGCTCGTCGAGCTGCTTGCCGGCGTGCTTGCAACGAAATGCCAGGTGCGCGTCCAGGTCACCGACGGTGATGGGCTGCAGTTGCGCAATCTCGATGCGCTGGGCCACCTCGCGCACGTCGCCGTTGCGCGGGCTGAGTTTGATCAGCAGCTCGGGCTGGCCGATGAGGATGATGGACAGCAGCTTGTCGAAGCCGTGCTCCAGCTGGTCACGCATGCGCTTGAGGTGCTTGAGCGTGGGGATGGGCAGCGAGTGCGCCTCTTCGATGATCAGCACATGGCGGAAGCCTGCGCCGTGGCTGGCTTTGAGCGTGGCGTGCATCTGCGCGAAGCGGGCTTCGGGGCTGGACTTGGCTTTCTCCAGCGGCGCCACAGCAGCCATGACGGACTCGGCAATGTGCGTGGCCTTGAGGGATTTGCCCTTGGTGTCGTTGTCCTCCATGCCCAGCACGTAGGGTTCGATGACGATCACCGGCTCATTGCGCAGGCGGTGCGCCAGGTCGCGGCGCAGCGTGCTTTTGCCGGCGCCGGACTCGCCCACCACGGCCAGGAAGCCGTCATGGCGCGCAGTCTGGTACATGCTCTCGCGGATGTAGCGAATATCGGGGCTCAGGTACATCTCATCGGCCGACTTGAGGTCGTCGAAGGGGTCGCGGTGCAGGTTGAACGCCCGCTTGGTGTCTGGTCGCAGCACTTGTTTAGCCATTAGCATGTCGGGGCACTCCTGGGTTTCGTGATTGTTTTCCGGGGTTGCAGGGGCCTGCGCGTTGGCGCGCGCAGGCTCCATCTCTTCAAAGGCGGCGCGCACTGCGTCGAACTCCGCGCCTTGTTGCATCAGGTACTCAGTGATGCCCCAGGCCAGCTGGTTCATCGGGATGCTCTTGGGCCACTGGCCGTGGTTGATCAACTGGGCGATGGCTGCCGGGCTGAGCTTCAGTGCCCTGGCCAGGTCGGCCTGGCCCTTGCCTACGCTGGCCAGCACTTGCTTGAGGCGTTTCATCACTCACCCCCAACCAGGCGCAGGCCTGGGCGTGCGGGCGCGGTCAGGCGCTGGTGGATGGCGTCCAGCTCGGCTTCGGGTACGCCGTTGGGGTAGTCGGCCTTGAGGGTCGCCAGGTGCTCTGCGTTCCAGGCACTGCCCATGCGTGCGCGCAGTGCCTTGGCGGCTTCGATAACGGTGAGCGGTTTGATCTCGACGGTGGCCACGGTGACGCGGGTTTCAAGCTCGGTACCGCGTTTGGGCAGGTAGGTGGGCAGGCTAGTGTTGGCTTGCTCCTTGAACGGGTCGATGGTGCCGCCGAACGGGGTGACCTTGGCCTTCTTGGCCTGCTCGGCAGCCTCCACGCTGTCGGTGCCGGTGGCGATCTGATCCAGCACCTTCTTGGTCTGCTCGGTCTGGCTCTCGGCCAGGGCGTTGTAGCCGGCGCCGATCTCGCGGCGGGTGGCAGCGTTGGCGGCAAAGCCGTAGTCGTCCTTTTCTACGCGCTCGATGACGTGGAAGTGCTCGCGGCCATCCTCGCCAGTCACCACCAGTTGGGCGCTGCTTTCGTCGCGGAACGGGTTGCGGGTGATCAGCACGGTGTCGCCGACCATCAGGCCCGGCACGCTGGCGATGCAGTACTCCGCGCCCCGGAACGGCACACGCAGCTTGGCGGTGACCTTGCGTTTCTCAGGCGCTGCGATGGCCAGCTCGCGGCATACCTCGGCAGGCGGCGCAATGCGCAGGTGTTCGGCGGCAATGGTCATCCACAGGCCGTAGCGGCTGCGCTTGTGGCGGGTGTGGATGGCGGTGGCGTTGTAGTGCCGCATCCAGCGCCCGGCCAGGGCGTTGATCTGCTCCAGGGTGCTGGGTTTGTCCATCAGCCGCAGGCCCGACTCGAACTCACGCTCGACGATGTTGTGGGCTTGCTCCACCTGGCCCTTGGCGCGGGCGTTGCCCACCTTGTTGATGATCAGCTCGATGGACAGCGCCCGGCACAGGTTGCGGAACATCGAGGACGTCATCGCCGCACCGGGGTCGGTCATGATCATGAAGGGCACGCCGTGGAACGGGTCATGCTCGCCACGCTTGACCATGGCGCTGATCAGCACATGGCAGAGGTTCTCCGCGCTCTCGGCGCCCAGCACGTAATGCACGTACAGTGTGCCGCTGGTGTGGTCGGTGATGACGTAGCGCCACAGGCGTTGCTTCTCGATGCGCTTGAGATTCTCTGGCTTGCCGTCGTAGAACTCGGCCTTGGCCATGGCGCGGGCGCCGTCGTCGGCCAGGTAGAACTGGGTCGAGATCGAAGCGTCGATCTGCCAGACGTGGTTCGGGTGCAGGCTGGCCAGCTCCACGGCAGGCGCCGGGCGCAGGATCTGATCCGGGTGCAGGCCGTAGGCGCGCAGGGCGCGGGCGATGGCATCGAGCGACAGCGGCGTGATCACCCCGCTGTCGGTGTCGATACGGCCTGCAACGATATGGCCGTTGCTGCGCAGGCGCTCCACGGCGCGTTCCAGGGTGCTGAGCTGTTTGTCATTGTCGCGGATGGACTGGATCAGCACAGCGCTGATCAGCTCCGCCTCGTGCCGCTCCAGGGCCGATGTACCTGCATCGGCGCGGCGTTTGCGTGTTGGGGTCACGGTGACCTCCTGCAATTTGCGGTAAACGGTGGCGAGGGTGATGCCCAGGTCGGCCGCTGCGGCCTTGCACAGTTGGGTTTTGCTGCCATGCGGGGCGCGCTCGATATCGCGGGCCAGATCCACCAGGCGTTGGGTCATCACGGCGCTCATGGGTCAGGCTCCCTGCTCGGCAGCCAGTGCAGCGGCCACTTCATCCTCGGCGCCGTCCTGCATCCAGCGCGGTGCCGTGCTGGCCACCGGGGCGGCGTCGATGCCGTACTCCGCGCGGATCTCCAGCAGCGCTTGCTCCACCTGAGCCAGCAGGCCGGCGGCAAACACGCGCTGGTCGGCGCCTTCGTGCTGCATCAGCAGGTGAATGGCCGGGTACAGCGCGCCGCTGATAGCTGCCTCGGCGGCGCCGGCCTTGGCGGTGGCCTCCAGGCGTAGTTCCTGGAGCTGCTCGTCCAGCGGCTTGACCTCGACGAGGGGTTTCTTGGCCAGCTGGGTGGACAGCTCGTTGATCTTGGCGTCCTTGTCGGCCATCACGCGGCCCTGGGCGGTTTTGTCCTCGCGGGCGTCGCGCAGGGCTTTGCGTAGCTCCTTGACGGACATGGTGGCCACGTCGTCGAGGCTCAGCTCGCCGGTCTGGCCGGTGAGTTCCAGCTCCTGGATCTCTTCGTCATCCAGGACGAGCATCTCGAATAGCTTGGATTGATTGCCCAGGGCCTTGGTCAGGGCGGAGTCGCTACCGAGGGAGGCGAATTTGGCTGCAGACTGCATGAAGCGCAGTGCCACGTTGCGCTCCAGGCCGAGTGCATCCAGGCGCTGGATGAACTCGCCATGAGGGCATGCGTTCTTGAGCACCTGCAGGCCGCGCCCGACTTCGAGGCAGGCCTCGACGCTGCGGCGCATGTTGGCGGCGATGTCGCGCTGGATCAGATCCGGGTCGGTGCAGTCGGCGGGCAGTTGGTAGCCCAACTGCGCAGCCACGGCGCGCACCTGGGTTTCGTGTTCGGCGCTGAGCGTGGCAACCTGGTGCTGGCGGGCCAGCAGGGTTTCGCTCTGCTGTTGATCGTCTGCGGCCAGCTCAATGGTGGTGTTGGGTTTACGAGCCATCACGCAGCCCTCCGCTCATCACCGGCCAGGCGCTGCAGGCGCAGGATGGCTTGGTAGCGGTTGCCATTGGCCTCGACCAGGGCATTGCGGAACTCGTCGGCGCCACGGCGGCAGCCGTAGTAGTAGGCGTCGAACTCCAGGCTGCCCTGTGGGTAGTTGACGGTGGTGGGCTCACCCTCGATGCGCAGCTTGAGCGCGGCGCAGAGCCCCTCGACATAGACGCTGCTGTGGCGATCGCCACCGCGTAGCAGGTGCTGGGCCAGTTTTTTGTAGTTCATCGTGGTGCTCCTGTTGTTAATGGGCGCTGATGCGCGCCTGGATTTCGTTGATGCGCGCGGTACCGCGCTGCAGCTCTTCGGCGGTGGCCATCGCGTACTGCAAAAAGCCGATGCTTGGGGCGAAGCGACCGCTGTCGAGGCGCGTGGCGAAGCCGGCCTCGATCAGGCTGTCCATGTAGCGGGTGATGTTGGCCGGGCTCTCGTCCAGCGCCTTGGCCAGCTCGACGTTGCTCAGTCCGTTGAGGGTGTGGCCGCGCAGTGCCTTGAGCACGCGCAGGGCGCGGCTGACGCTGTCGTGGGTGCGTTTGGTGGTCATGCGCTGCGCTCCATCGGGACGACGACCAGGGCGCCGGATTGGTTGATGCCGGGTTGGCCACCGAGGGCCGTCGCCAACTGCTCGTGCAGACTCATGGCCTCTTCACGCCAGCCTTCGGCGTTTTCCTCCATGCGGGCCAGGTCGGCGCGCAGGCGGGCGTTCTCTTCGTCGAGGCGCGTGACCTCCTGGCAGAGCTGCTCCAGGGCCTGTGCGTCCAGGCGTGCCAGCAGCGTGCGGATCTCAATGGCCTTACTCATCGTCAGCCACTCCAAAGTCGAGTTGAGGGGTTTGCGCCTGGGCGACGTTGCCGTGGTGCCAGGCGAGGGATTCGAGACCGGCGCGGATGGCGTCCAGGGTCTGCTCGGCGGTTTGCTTGCCGTCGTAGAAGGCCATCAGCGCGCCGGTGGTGTTGTGCAGCACGCCCTGCAGCTGCTGCAGGTCGCTGGCGTTGCAGGCCTTGCCCACCGGAATGTCCACCAACAGCTTGCCGTGGGCGGCAGCCAGGTAACGGGTGATGAGCGGCAGGCCGCAGGCATGCTCCAGCGGCAGGATGAGGTTCAACGGCAAGCGGCCGTTGCCCATCCACTTGTAGAGGGTGCTGGCGTTGTTCTGGCCCAGGTGGTCGCAGGCCAGGCGCTCGATGCCGCGGTTACGGCGCTGCAGGGCGAGCTGCGCACAGCCGTCCATAGCCTCGGCTGGCGAGCGCGGTACCCAGTGTTTCCAATTGCGGCGGTTCATTGGATGGGGCTCCTTTGGGCCGTCTGCTGCGGCTTCCAATCAAAAACTCTGTTTCACCCTTGGCAATGTCGTTACCAACGGGCCAGTCTGTTGGGGTACATTCACCAACGAGGAACGGGTTATGCGGGATCGTCTGAACACTGATGAGCTTCAGGTTCGCCTGGCTGCGACGACGTATGCATGGGCACTACTGGTTCGCCGCCTGGCACCGCTGGGTCTGGATACAGAAGCGCTGATGCAGGATCTACGGACGTTTCAATGGGGCGAACATCCGCTGGCTGAGCAGGCGCATCAGGCGATGCAGGGATTGGCAGCCGAGTGGGAGCGAATGGATCAAGCCTTCCTTGAAAGCCAAGGCCGATAACGTTCCCTGTGATCACCGGCGGCATGTTGTTGGGGTCGACGCGGATCATGTCGCCCACCATCACGCCCGCCATGCTGGATACGTCGTAGTCGGTGCCGTTGACCACTACGGTCAGGCGCTGGGTGACGCGGCGGTTGATGCCGCCAACGGTTGCGGGGGCAGCTTGAGCTTGCAGGCGGTCACCCACGATGCGGCCGGCGCCGATGAGCATCAGGCGGTCGACCAGCTTGCGGGTGCCATCGGTGGCGGTGGTGCGATCGACGAACACCATGGCGAGCTGGCGGGCTTCAGCCAAGTGTGCGGCGATGGCTGGGCCATCACCCGGTGCGCAGGCGATCAGCGCGTTGAGCGCGGCGCGCCAGGCGTCCATTGGATGGGGGATCAATTCGATCTCCTCGGTCATGAGTTGCGGCTTGTCGGTCATGGCAGTGACCCTCGCTGCTGTTGTGGCTGGGGGGGGTTAAGCGGCGACTGGTTCGCCGGCTTTGAGGCCTAGGGCCACGGCAATTTCGTGGGCCTGGCCGTAGTTGGCTTTGTCGAAGCCGTTGAGCACGCGGTACACGGCGTTGCGCTTGTAGCCGTGCTCTTCGGCCCACTGGGTGATGGTGATGCCGCGCTGGCGGAATCGCTGTTTGACCTGTTCAGGGGTCAGTGCCTTCTGGGTAGCCATGGCGGTGGCTCCTTTTGGGTTGCTGAATGATGTTTGTGTTTTGTTGGGCTGATGATGGTGTCCATTTGTGCACCTGTCAAGCTTTGGGTGATCAATTGAGCACCATTGGTGAACGATTACGGGAAGAGCGAGAGCGGCTGGGTCTGAGCCAGCCGGCGTTCGCTGAGGTTGGTGGGGTGCAGAAACGCGCTCAGATCAACTACGAGAAGGATGAGCGGCATCCAGATGCTGCGTACCTGGCAGCCGTTGCAGCCGCAGGGGTGGACGTTCTTTATGTGCTGACTGGGCAGAGGTCTGCAGCAGTGACTGATCGGTCATATGCTGCGACGTCGCAGCATATGACCGAAAAAGGAAATCCGGTCACGAAATCCGGCGCGGTGCCGCAGATTGATTCAAAACGACTCGCACGCATCGTTGACCTGCTGGAGGCCTACGCCTCGCAGGCTGGGCGGCGCTGGCCGGCCAAGCGCCTGGTAGCGGTGGCGGCGGAGGTCTACAACGTGTTGGCAGATGAACCGGCCCTGGATGAGCCCAAGGTCGAACGGATTTTGAAGTTAGTGGTGAATCGATAGCGCGCAGCGCAACAAGGAGCAGTAATGAAGGACGACGATCTGATGGCTCTCGCCGAGAAGCTCGGGAAGGAAATTGATGCCCTGCCGAAAGATGGCAAGGAGCGCGAGATATCAATCACAGTGGGCGGCAGCAATACGGGGAATATCTCTGTAGGCGGTACCCAGATTGTCGTTAATCCAGCTGCGCGGGAGCCGAGTTGGTCTGATCTTGATCCAGCAACTCTCCGAAAACACTTGGCTCACTGGAAAGCACAAGTCTGGAGCGGGCACCGGGGCTACTGGCTGAACATTCCTTGTGTCCTGCTCCTGGTGATAGGCATTGGTATCGCCTGGGGTGTGTTCACTGGCGCATTGCCCACGCTCACTCTGGCCGGCACCTTCCCGCTACTCCCTTTCGTAGTGCTCGGAGTGATGTTCCCGCTGATGCTTTGGCTCATGAATATTCGCCGGGTTGAGGCACGGCACATTCAGGACTGCCAGTCGGTCATCGATGACATCCAGGCAGAGCTTCGTCGCCGTCGCAAATAACGCCGGGTTGGAAAGGAATAACTGAATGAGTGCTGAGCCTGCGTTCTACATCCTAAGCCCTGACCATTTTTATGAGCTATCCAGCGCAAGGCACAAGCGCTATTTGCCGTTCTATGAACGAATAAAAACCAGAGATGAGTGGCTGCAAAGCAGCGGATAGCTCTGGAAATAACGGCCTCACCCAAGGTCAAGGACGACGAGCCATGGAGAGCACAGCGAGTGCTCTGGCGCACAGGGACGGTGCGAAGAAGAAAGGACGCCAAGGCGGCGAATGATGATTTCTGATGAGGGGAAGAACGATGCGCAGGATGCTCAATGTTGGGATGCTGGCTGTGGTGGTGCTATCCATGGTGGGGTGCTCGACCATCGTTGGCGAGCGGTACAACCATGTGAACATCGCGACCACGCCTCAAGGCGCTGACTTCGAAGTGCGCCGCGCTGCTGATCAGTCCGTAGTGGCATCCGGTGTAACCCCTAACCTGGTCAAGCTGAAGTCGTCTGCGGGCTACTTCAAGCGTGGCGCCTATATCGTGCGCTTCAGCAAGCCGGGGTATGCGGATCTAGAGATGCCTTTGGCTGCCGGCATGCGCGGCACCTACTGGGGCAACATCCTTGTCGGCGGGCCTATAGGCCTGTTGATCGTTGATCCCGCCAGCGGTGCTATGTGGGCACTGCCCAAGGCAATCACTGCCGAGTTGCAGCCCGGCTCGATGCCGGCCGTGGTTACCGTTGCCGAAGAACAGGCCGCAGCCTCTCCAGTGCCTCTGAGTCGTGAACAGCAACTCTATGAGCTACAGCAATCATCTGGGCTGAGCTACGAGGAGTATCAGCATCGGTACAAGCTGATCATGGAGCAGTAGCACGGAGGCTATATGAGCGACTACGGCGAAAGTGACCTGGACCTGCTATTCACCATGTTTGAAGGGGTGATGCAGGCCCAGGAGTACCTGGCTATGAGCCTTTTGCATACCGGCGCGCTTGATCGCGCAGGCCTGCAAGCCAGGCTTGAAGCCGCGCTAGCCAGGGAAGATTTGCGGGTTGGCACACAACTCCCCCTGTCGCGCATGCTTGAGGTTGTGAAGGGTGAGGAGCCGACCCCGCCGCCTCGCTGGACGCCTCGGGTAATTCCTGGGAAGAAGCCTGGCTGAGCCTGCGCTGCGCCTCCGCCTCAACGGCGGCACGCCTGGCAGGCGCAGCGTGCTGCAACTCAAGGGCCTGCTCCAGCAGGCCCCTGCGTGGCTGATCGAAGTCGCGCAATATCGATTCGGCCCGTGACCTGAAGGTCGCCAGGCTTTCACCGTTCTCAATGCTGTAGTCGATGATCTGGCGAAGTATCGCCAGGCGGTCGGCGTCGGTCGTCTGCATGTCGGTTGCCCTCTGCTGGTTTTGGCTGCCGATCCTGCGCCCCTGCATGGGCAATGTATTTTTGCCCCGTCCAAATTACTCCGCGCGCGCGCGAGGCGAAGCTGTGATCTCTGCCGGTTAAGCCCGGCACCTATGAGCACAGCCACGGCCAGGGATTGGCCAACCTCGGAGCGCAAACCATGGCCACCACCTGCCAGAACATGCCCAAGCGCCGCCTCCTGCCGCGCATGACCGTTTTCGCTGTTATCTCCATCCTGCTGCTGGTCGCGATCTGGTACGTGCGGCCCGAGCAGCTGCAGGTGGTGCTGTACAAGGCCAGCTTGATCACCATCGGCGCCGTGTTGGGTTACTACATCGACCGGGCACTGTTCCTGGTTGAAGCGCGCCCGCATCAGTGCATCGGGGGCATCCACATCGTCGGGGCTTGGCTGCGCCGCGCGTTGATCGTGCTGGCGTGCGTCCTCGGCATGACGCTGGGGCTGTAGCCGTGAACCGCCTCAAGCGTTGGCTGGCCGAGGCCGGCAATGACCTGGCGATCATCTGGATGGTCGAACCGCGCCTGTTTCTGTGGCCGCTGATCCTGCTGGTGTTCGCCATCGGCATCTTCATCGTGCCCAAGGCAGATGCCGCCAGTATCCCGACCGCCGCCGAGCAGCACCGCCGCACCCTTGTGCGCGCCGCGCATGCCGGCTGGGGCCTGGATGCGCCCATCGCCACGCTGGCGGCCCAGGTGCACCAGGAGAGCGCCTGGCGGGTGAACGCTCGCTCGCCGGTCGGCGCCGAGGGCCTGGCGCAGTTCATGCCGGCTACTGCTGACTGGATGGCCGAGATCTACCCGCGCAGCCTGGGCCCGGCGCAGCCGTACAACCCAGGCTGGGCACTGCGGGCGATGGTGGCGTTCGACCGCTGGCTCTACGAACGAAACCAGGCCGTTAGCGAGTGTGACCGCTGGGCCTTCGTGCTGGCCGGCTACAACGGCGGCAATGGCTGGGTGAATCGTGACCGCAGGCTGGCATCGGCTAAGGGCGCCGATCCGCTGGCCTGGTTCGATTCCGTCGAGCGGCACAACGCTGGCCGCTCGGCTGCCAACTTTCGCGAGAACCGCCATTACCCGCGCGCCATCCTGCTGCGCTGGGAGCCCATGTATGCGGCTGCCGGCTGGGGGCCTGGCGTGTGCGCCGACAGGTATAGCCGCCATGAAGATCCCAACGCTGTTTCTGCTCGCCACGTTGACCACCAGTTCGCCTGCCGCCTGCTCCCGGAACTGGTTGGCTGCCGCCGAGCTGTTCGCATCGCCACCGCCCCGCGTTCGCCCGGCCCAGCTCTGGCCGCCCGAGCGCGTGGACAAACGACCGCCCATGGCGCGCTGGCTGCGGCGCCGGCTCAAGCGTAAGGGGCGGTGATGAACCGATCACTGGTCCTTGGCGTTGCCGCCAGCCTGCTGTTCGCCGGCTTCGTATGGTTCATCCAGGACGGCGCATACAAACGCGGCCACAGTGCAGCCCAGGCCAAGGGCGAAAAGGCCGTTGCCGATCTGCGCGAGGAGCACCAGAAGCTGCGCGCCGATGCCGCCGAACAGAACCTGGTGCTCTACCGCCAGCAGGTGGAGCGCGCCAACCAGGCCGAGCTGGTGTTCCTGGATGCCCAGGACGAGATCGGCCGGCTCAAGCAGCAACTCACACAGGAGCGCATCAACCGTGTCTCGACTCAATACACACCAGTTCGTGGCGGCGCGGCTGTTGCCGCTCCTCGCTTCGTTGTTACTTGTGGCTGGCTGCGCGACTTCAACGCAGCGCTTGGAGCCACTGCCCCAGCTCCCGACAGCTGTCGAGCCCACACCGGCTCTCAAGAAGCGGCCTGGCCCGCCCCCGGCTCTGACGCCGAACTACTGGAAAGCGGCGTTACCGCAGCGGACATCCTGGCCCATGCGCGTGACTACGGCGCTTGGGCGCTCGCCAACCTTGCGCAGCTGAACGCGCTGATCGACCTACACAACAAGGACAAGCCCTGATGGATTTCGACTACCTGCTGCGCCTCGGCCAGTTCCTGTTCACCGTGGTGGTGGGCCTGTTTTCGCTGATGGCCGCACGCCGGGCGTCATCGAAAGTCGAGGCCGAGGCCCTGGCCCAGCGCCTGGCTGGGCAGGACAACCGGCTGACGGTGCTGGAGCAGCAGATGAAGCACCTGCCCACCGGTGACCAGTTCACCGAGCTGGCCGGCGAGCTGGCCGAGCTGGCTGGAGACATGAAGGCGATCAAGGTCGAGATCGCGGGGGTGACCAAAGCGCTCGACCCTTTGGCCCGCGCCGTTGAGCGCATGAATGAATACCTGTTGAACAATAAGTGAGGCTGCAATGAGCACTCAATACGCTGACTATCTCCGCCAGGATCAGCGCCTGGTGATGCTGCGCATCCTCTCTGAGCTGCCGCAGTACCGCGCCAACTCTTCGGTGATCACCAGCCTCTTGGGCGAGTTCGGGCACCACCCGAGCCGAGACCAGGTCAAGGGCGAACTGACCTGGCTGGGCGAACAGGGTCTGGTGAAGGTGGAAGATATCGGCTCCGTCCTGGTCGTCACCCTGACCGAGCGCGGCGCCGACGTGGCTGCTGGCCGCGCTTCGGTACCGGGCGTCAAGAAGCCGGGGCCCTGACCATGGCACGCAAGAGCAGCGTCGACAAGGCGCGCGATGAGGTTCGCGACCTCATCCACCGCATGCTGCGGGACAACCGGCTGACGCTCGACCAGATGCGGGACGTGCTCGAGGAGCAGTTCCCCGGCGAAGAGGTGCCGAGCCGCACTGCACTGCACCGCTACCGCAAGGGCTTCGACGAGATCATGCGCCACCACCGCGAGATCCAGGTGGCGAGTGACGCCCTGGTGGCCGAGCTGGGCGAGAACTTCGACGACAAGTCGGGTGCGCTGCTGGCCCAGGCCGTGACGACGCTGGCCACTCGCGCCTCTCATTCCGCGCTTGAGAAGGAAGAGATCGATATCGGCGACGTGCTGGATCTGACCCGAGCGGCCAAGTACGCCCAGGAGTCCCGTGCCCTAAGCAGGAAGGAGCGCGACGCCGTGGCCAAAGAAGCCCGCGCCCAGCAGCTCAAGGAGCAAGAAGAGCGCCTGGAAGAACTGCGCGGTACCGATGGCATGAGCGAAGAGTTCGAAGACCGCATCCGCCGCGTACTGATGGGTAAAGCCTGATGAAACTGCTGGCGATTATCGGTTTGCTCTGGATCGGCTGGCTGCTGGGCTGGCGCCATGCCCATATCACCGTGGCCGCTGAGTGCGAGCGCCTTGGCGCCTTCTACGTCGGTAAAACCGTTTACCGCTGCACAGCTATCGAGCCGAAGGAAGAGCCCAGTGAGTGAGTCAGAAGCCAAAGCGCTAAAGGCGCTGACCAAGCCGCGCAAGATCGATCTCGCCGCCGAGCTGGAACTGCATGGCGTAGTCGTGCCCCAGGACATGGCCGATGCAGTACCTGAGGCCGAGGGCGTGTTCCTGCCGTACCAGCAGCGCTGGTTCGACGACACCAGCCAGATCATGATCGCCGAGAAGTCGCGCCGTACCGGCCTGACCTGGGCCGAGGCCGGGCGCAACGTCATCAACGCCGCCAAGCCCCGGCGCCGTGGCGGCTGCAATACCTTCTACGTGGGCAGCAAGCAGGAGATGGCGCTGGAGTACATCGCCGCCTGCGCGCTGTTCTCCCGCGCCTTCAACGAGATGGCCCAGGCCGACGTCTACGAGCAGACCTTCTGGGATGACGGGCGCCGCGAGGAGATCCTGGCGTACATGATCCGCTTCCCGAAGAGCGGCTTCAAAATCCAGGCGCTCAGCTCGCGCCCGAGCAACCTGCGGGGCCTGCAGGGCGACGTGGTGATCGACGAGGCGGCGTTCCATGAGTCCCTGGAAGAGCTGCTAAAGGCCGCCCTGGCGCTGACAATGTGGGGCAACAAGGTCCGGCTGATCAGCACCCACAATGGCGTCGACAACGCCTTCAACAGCTACATCCAGGACGCCCGCGAAGGCCGCAAGGACTACAGCATCCACCGCATCACCCTGGACGATGCCCTGGCCCAGGGGCTGTATAAGCGGATCTGCTACGTGACCAACCAGGAATGGTCGCCTGAAGCCGAGAAGCAATGGCGCGACAAGCTGTACAAGAACGCCCCCAACGTCGAGTCGGCCGAGGAGGAGTACGGCTGCGTACCGAAGAAATCGGGCGGTACCTACCTGAGCCGGGTACTGATCGAGCAGGCCATGGTCAATGACCACTCGATCCGTATCTACCGCTATGAGGCGCCCGAGGGCTTCGAACAGTGGACGCCTGAGATGCGCGAGGCTGAGATCCGCGCATGGTGCGAGGAGAACCTTGCGCCCGAGCTAGCGCGCCTGAACGCGCGCAACCGCCATACCTTCGGTGAAGACTTCGCCCGCCGTGGCGACCTGACTGTGTTCACGCCACTGCAGATCGATCCGCTGCTGCGCAAGCGCGTGCCCTTCGAGGTCGAGCTGCGCAACCTCACCTACGAGGCGCAGCGCCAGGTGATGTTCTTCATCTGCGATCGCCTGCCACGCCTGAGTGGCCTGGCGTTCGATGCCACCGGCAACGGCGGGTACCTGGCCGAGCAGGCTGCGCTGCGCTACGGCGCTGGCATTGTCGACCAGGTGCAACTCAGCCTGGCCTGGTACGCACTGTGGATGCCGAAGCTCAAGGGCGAGCTGGAGGCCTTCAACCTGCAGATCGCCCGCCACCAGACCCGCCTCGACGACCTATTGTCGATCAAGGTGGAAAAGGGGGTGCCGGTTATCGAGAAAGGCCGCACCAAGGATCTGCAGGCGCAGGACAGCAAGGCCAAGCGCCACGGCGATAGCGCCGTATCGCTGGCCATGGCGGTGCGGGCCAGCTTCATGGAAGGCGGCGCCATCGAGTTCACCGCACTGCCGCGCCACAGCCGTGGCTTCGATAACGTCGACGACAACGACTCCGACCTCACTCTCCCGGAACCTTCAGCATGGTGACCACATCCCGCATCCTGGGCCCAGACGGCCAGCCGATCCGCCTGGCCGAGATCCGCGAGCCGCAGACCGCCCATATCACAAGCCTGCACCACGAAGTGGGCAACCACCCCTCGCGCGGCCTGACGCCGAGCAAGCTGGCGCAGATCCTCGATCAGGCCGAGCAAGGCGACGTGATCGCCCAGTACGAGCTGTTCGAGGACATCGAGGAGAAGGACGGCCACGTGTTCGCCGAGATGGACAAGCGCCGCCGCGCGGTCTCTCAGTTGGAGTGGCAGATCGTCCCGCCCGACAACCCTACTGCCAAGGAGAAAGAAGCCGCCGCTGCCCTGGAGAGCCTGCTGGCCGGACTCGATGACTTCGAGGCGATGCTGTTCGACGTGACGGACGCAATTGGCAAAGGCTTTGCCTGCCTGGAGTTCGACGGCTGGCACCGTGTAGACGGTGACTGGCTGCCGCGCGCGATCGATCACCGGCCGCAGACCTGGTTCCAGCTCACCCGTGGCGAGCGTCGCCAGGAGATCCGCCTGCGCGGCAGCATGGGCGGCGAGCCCCTGCAGCCATTCGGCTGGATCACCCACGTGCATAAGTCCAAGAGCGGCTACCTGGAGCGCAGCGCACTATTCCGCGTGCTGGTCTGGCCGTACCTGTTCAAGAACTACAGCGTGGGCGACCTGGCCGAGTTCCTGGAGATCTACGGCATCCCCATGCGCGTGGGCAAGTACCCAGGCGGCGCCACCGAGAAGGAGAAACTGACCCTGCTGCGTGCGCTGGCCCAGCTCGGCCACAGTGCGGCAGGCATCATCCCGATCGGCATGGAGATGGACTTCCTCAACGCCGCCGAGGGTGACCCGGCTGCGTTCAAGCTGATGATCGACTGGTGCGAGCGCACCCAATCCAAGGCCATCCTGGGCGGCACGCTCACCAGCGGCACCGGCGATGGCACCAACACCAACGCCCTGGGCAACGTGCACAACGAGGTGCGCCTCGACCTGCGCGACTCCGACGCCAAGCAGCTGGCCGCTACGATCAGCCGTGACCTGGTGTACCCGATCGCCGTACTCAACGGCCTGGCCGACAGCTGGAAGCGCTGCCCGCGCCTGGTGTTCCCCACCCAGGAACCGGAGGATCTGAAGGCCTATGCCGAGTCCCTGCCAAAGCTGGTCGGGATGGGATTCAGGATCGGCCGCCAGTGGGCTCAGGAGAAGGTGGCCATCCCCGAGCCGGCCGATGGCGAGGATGTGCTGCAGCTGCAGGCCGAGCCATCGGCGCCGACCGGGCCCGAGCAGCCTGCAGGCGTTGCGGTGGCCACCGCACAACAGAAGCCAGCCACCACTGCCGCACAGCGCCTGGACGATGACCTGCAGCCCATCACCGGCCAGTGGATCATGCGCATTCGCCAGCTGGTGGAACAGGCCGAGAGCCTGGAGCAGATCCGCGACGGCCTGGCCGAGCTGCTGCCGGACATGACCCTGGAGCAGTACGCCGAGGCCATGGCGCAGGCGCTGGCCGCTGCCGCCCTGCAGGGGCGCCTGGACATCGTCCAGGAGGCTGCCAATGGCCGTTAGCGCCACGTCGCTGCCGTTCCGCGAGCAGAACGAGTTCCTGCGCCGCAAACTCAACCTGCCTACTAACGGCTGGACGGACGTATACGGCCGCGAGAACGACTATGCGTTCGTCGTAGCCGGCGCCAACCGTAACGACCTGGTGGCCGACTTCCACCAGGCGGTGCAGCGGGCGATCGAGGGCGGTACCACGCTGGAGGCGTTCCGCCAGGACTTCGACCGCATCGTTGCCAAGTACGGCTGGAGCTACAACGGCGGCCGAAACTGGCGCTCGCGGGTGATCTACGAAACCAACATGCGCAGCAGCTACATGGCCGGCCGCTATGAGCAGCTGCTGGCCGTGCGCGAGGAGCGCCCTTACTGGCAGTACCTGCACAGCGACGCGGTCGAGTACCCGCGAGAGGAGCATGAAGCCTGGAACGGCATGGTGTTGCGCTGGGATGACCCGTGGTGGCAATACCACTTCCCGATCAACGCTTGGGGCTGCCAGTGCAGCGTGCGGGCGCTGAGCTATGACGATCTGGTGCGCATGGGCAAGACCGGGCCGGACACGGCGCCGCCGATCGTCTTCGAGCAACGCACCATCGGCCAGCGCAGCCCGCAAGGCCCGCGCACCGTCGAGGTGCCGGTGGGCATCGACCCCGGCTTCGAGCACATTCCCGGCCAGTCGCGGCTGGAGAGCCATGTGCCGGTACCGCGCCTGGGTGAGGAGCTGATCCCGTCCGCCGCGCCTGGCCTGCCCAACCGCCCGGCGCCGGATGCGCTGCCGGTACCGCGCGTGATCGACCCCGAGACTCTGCCGCCTGCAGGCATGAGCGATGCCGAATATGCCCGCCGCGCGCTCGATGCCTTCGGCGCCCAGCTCGATGCCGCCGAGCTGCTCACCGACGTCCTGGGCGAGCGCATCGCTGTTGGCCCGAGCATGTTCCAGCAGCCCAGCGGCGCACCGGCCGTGCAGGGTCAGGGCGAGCTGCTGCCGCTGCTGGCGGAAACGCTGTTACAGCCAGACGAAATCTGGACGCGCCTGGAGTACTCCGAACCGCTGCGCAAATCCCAGGTGCTGCGCCGCTACCTCGGCCGCTTCAACCTGGGCCAGCAGCTGACGCAGCTGGTGGTCATCGAGCTGGCCGGCAACGCCTGGAGCTGGGATATCGAGACAGACCGCGAGGGCGTGGCCGAGCTGCTGCGCCAGGGCGTGCGCCTGTACCGGCGCGAGGACTGACCATGGCCGGCGTTACGCTTGAGTTCGATGCGGTTGCCGCGCTGGCGGTGGTCAATGAGGCCGCCGCCGCGCTGGCCGACCCGGCGCCGATGCTGCGCGATGTCGGCGAGTATCTGCTGTTGGCACATGACCGCCGCTTTGCCAGCCAGGCCTCGCCGGATGGCACGCCCTGGCAGGCGCTGTCGCCGGCCTACCTCAAGCGCAAGAAGAAGAACCGCGACAAGATCCTGGTGCTCGATGGCTTCCTGAAGAACACCCTGCGGTACCAGGTGAACAACAACGAGCTGCTGTTCGGCACCAACCGCATCTATGGCGCGATGATGCACTTCGGCGGCAGCATCGACGTCGCCGCCCGCAGCCAGCAGGCCTACTTCCGCCAGGACGGCAAAACCGGCGACGTGGGCAACCAGTTCGTCAGCAAGCGCAAGAGCAACTTCGCCCAGTGGGTCACCATCGGTGCCTACACCATCCAGATCCCGGCGCGCCCTTGGCTGGGTATCAGCGACGACGACAACTACGCGATAGCCGGCATTGCCACCCGTTACCTGATGCCAAATTCCGCATAACGCCAAAACGCGCCAGGAAGGCCCCTGGAGGCGTTTGGGGGCTGCCGTTGTACGCGTCGGGCTGCCTCTGGCCCTTTCCGGGGCTGTTTGGGCGTTTATAAACACGGTAGGCGGGGTGGCAGTGACTCACCTTCGCGCGAATCGCTGCAAATCCCCCCGCTGAAAGATTTTTGCCCCGTCAAAATTACTTGCCCGGCCTGCCGCGCCAAGCTGCCGGCATGAAGACAAAACGCCTCCCTCTCGCCGTTGCACTCGCCGCCTGCAGTTACTCGCTGGGGGCACCTGCTGCTGACAACACTATCTGGCTGCAGGTGACCCCAGCTGGTCACTTCAAGCCTGCGGACGGCCGTGAAATCCAGGTGCCGTCCTGGCATATCGATCAGGCGGTGGCCACCAAGGTCATCGAGCGCTTCCACTCCACCAAGAACAAGCGCGTGGTGGACTACGAACACCAGACCCTGCGCAAGGAAGAGAACGGTCAGCCGGCACCCGCTGCAGGTTGGTACACCGATCTGCAGTGGCGTGAAGGTGAAGGCCTGTTCGCTCAGGTGCAACTGACCGCCCGCGCCGCGCAGTACATCGCCGAGGGCGAGTACCAGTATTTCTCCCCCGTGTTCCTTTACCACCCGACCACCGGCGACGTCCTGGACGTGCAGATGGGCGCGCTCACCAATGCCCCGGCAATCGACGGCATGCAGGAACTCAGCCTGCGCGCCGCCGCGTCGTTCGGCTGTTTCGATGACTCCCCAGAGGAAAACCCCGTGAACCAATTGCTGCTGGCGCTGATCGCCGCCCTCGGCCTGGCCGAGAACACCACCGAAGAGCAGGCAGTCGCCGCGCTCTCCGCCCACACCACCAACCTGCGCAAGCTGCTGGGCCTGGATGACAAGGCCGGTGGCGAAGCCATGCTGGCAGCCTGCACCGGCCTCAAGGCCAAGGCCGCCACCAGCGTCGACCCGTCGCAGTTCGTGCCGCTGTCGGTCGTCGAAGGCCTCAAGGCCGACATGGCAGCGCTGACCGCCCGCCTGGGTGAGCGCGACGAGAAGGATCTCGACAGCCAGATCCAAGGCGCCCTGGAGGATGGTCGCCTGCACAAGACCATGGAGGAATGGGCGCGTGACCTCGGCAAGAGCAACCGCGCAGCGCTGACTGCCTACCTGGATAAGGCGCAACCCATCGCGGCCATCGCCGGTAGCCAGACCGGAGGCAAACCGCCGGTGGCGGACGAGAAAACTGGCCTGACCCAGGAAGAGCTGGCTGTGTGCTCGGCCATGGGCCTGACCCCCGAACAGTTCAAGGCCGCCAAGGTCGAGGAGCAATAGCCATGACTGCGCTGACCAAAGACCGCAACACCAAGCGCCGTGATGGCGTGCAGTACTCCGACCCGGTAGCCGCCAGCACCAAGATTTTTGCCGGCGCCCTGGTGTGCATCAACGCCTCGGGCTACGCCGTGCCGGGCAGCACCGCCACCACCCTGAAGGCTCGGGGCGTGGCGCAGGAGTACGTCGACAACTCGGCCGGCAGTGCCGGTGATCTGCGCGTGGAAACCCGCCGTGGCGTGTTCCCGTTCGTCAACAGCGCCTCGGCCGACGAGATCACCCGTGCCGATATCGGCGCCAACGCCTACATCGTCGACGACCAGACGGTCGCCAAGACCTCCGCCACCAACACCCGCTCGGTTGCCGGCGTTATCCGCGATGTGGATAGCGATGGCGTCTGGGTCGAGATCTAAGGAGCAAGACTCAGATGATCATCAACAAGCAAAACCTCGCCTTCCTGCACACCGGCTACAAGGCGTCGTTCCAAGGCGCATTTCAGGGCGCAGTGATCGACTATGACCAGATCGTGATGGAAGTGCAGTCCGGCACCGCCATCGAAACCTACGGCTGGCTGGGCGCTACCACCCGTTTCCGTGAGTGGCTGGGCGACCGCGTGATCCAGAACCTGGCGCTGCATGACTACAGCATCAAGAACAAGACGTTCGAGAACACCGTGGGCGTGCCCCGCGAGGCGATCGAGGACGATCAGTACGGCACCTACAACACCCTGATGGCGCAACTGGGCCAGGACGCCAAGGAGCACCCGGCCGAGCTGGTTTATGCCCATCTGAAAAACGGTTTCACCGGCAAGTGCTACGACGGCCAGTTCTTCTTCGACACCGACCACCCGGTGATCGGCGCCAATGGCCAGGAAGCCTCGGTGAGCAACTTCCAGGGCGGCAGCGGTACGCCGTGGTTCCTGCTGGACGTCACTCGCATGATGCGGCCGATCATCCTGCAGAAGCGCAAGAACTATCAGTTCGTTTCCAAGACCGGTGAGACCGACTCCAACGTGTTCGACCGCAAGGAGTTCGTATGGGGCGTGGATGCACGCCTGAACGTCGGTTATGGCCTGTGGCAGCTGGCCTACGCCTCCAAGGAAGCGCTGGATGCCGACAGCTTCAACGCGGCCTATGCCGCCATGCAGGAACTCAAGGGCGACAACGCCCGCCCGCTGGGTATCCGTCCGAAGCTGCTGGTAGTGCCGCCAAGCATGCGTGCTACCGCCCTGGAAGTGGTCAAGGCCGAGCGCAACGCGGCCGGCGCCACCAACATCAACCGCGACGTGGTCGACGTGCTCGTCACCCCGTGGCTGGCCTGATGGAGGTCAACCATGGCTGGTAAATCGACCACCAAGGCGCCTGCAAAGGCGTCCACCAAGAGCGCAGAAAAGGCAGCCCCAGCGGCTGCCCCTGCGGCCGCCGAACAGCTGGCCAACCAGCCGGCGGCATCTACTGAGAACGCTGCACCGGCTAAGGTGACCGAGCCGGCCAGTACCGAACAATCTGCGAATGAAGCATCCGTTCTGGAGAACGGTTCCATGGGGCAGGACGCCCCGACCGATACCGCCCCGGCCGCGCCTGATACGGCGGCCGCAACCAGCCAACCGGCATCTGCCGCGCCCCAGGCGTCTGTGGGCGATGCCGTTGTGAATCAACCAGGTGCGGAGGCGCAGGCAGCAGCATCGCCTGCAGGTGGCAATGCCACTGATGCTGTTGATGGCCTGGACGATGACGGCGATATCGAAGGTCTGTGGGTGGTGGCGATTCCCGAACAGGGCTTCCGCCGCTGCGGCTTTCGCTTCACCCGCGAGGGCTTCGGCATCGCCCTGGACGCCCTGACGGCCGAGCAGATCGAGCAGCTGGAGACCGAGCCCAACCTCAAGGTTGAGCGCGGCATCTTCTCCGGCCGTGTCGGCGAGCGCGTGTACTGACCCATGAACTACATCACCCTCGACGACCTGGCCGAACGCCCAGGCGCACGCGAACTGGCCCAGGTGGCCACCAAGGAAGGCGTGCGCGCGGTGGCCACCGATCTGATGGAGGCCACCCTGCGCGGTGCTGACCGCAGCGCCTGGGCGGCTGACCTGGTCGCCGTTGCGGATGATGCCCTGCAGCGCATCCAGGACGCCGCCACCGAGGCTGAAAGCCTGATTGACGGCTACCTGGCCAAGCGCAGCTACCCGCTGCCGCTCAGCCCGGTACCGAAGCTGGTCACCGGCTGGGCGCGCGACATCGCCCGCTACCTGCTGCACAAGGACCGTGGCGGCAAAGAGGATTCTGACCCGATCGTGCGCAACTACAAGGATGCGCTGAAGTTCCTGGGCCTGGTCGCCGAGGGCAAGTTCAGCTTGGGCGCTGAAGACCCGATCGCCAGCAACCCGGATCTGCTCGACGTGCGGTTCGAGTCCGCGCCGAGCGTGTTCGATCGCACAAGCAGGCGGGCGTACTGATGAACTTCGCGCCCCTGGATACCACGCTCGTCGAGAACCGCCTGCGCGACCAGGTGCCGGACTTCGGCGAGGTCAACGGCGCCGCCGCGTACCACACGCTCAAGGGCCTGCAGGACTTCCGCACCGGCGACTGCTGGGTGGTGCTGGCCGCCGAGAGCAACCCGGCAGCCGATGGCGGCCAGCCTCGGCGCAAGGCGGCAGCCGCTGCCGTGTTTGGCGTGGTGATCTGCGCCAGGAACTACCGCGACGTGCATGCGGACGCGGCCAAGGATGAAGTGATGACTTTTGTCGGTAAGTCCCGAGAGGCACTTATCGGCTGGGCCCCAGCCGGCTGGAAGGATTGCATCTGGCTCAAGGGCCAGGTGCTCGATAGCGACAGCGACCGTGTGCTCTGGATCGACATTTACACCACCACCCACGTACTAGGGGGCAACCCGTGAGCAAGCAACCCGAAACTGCAGCCAAGCCGGCTGCCAAGCCCGAGCTGCACAAGGTGAAACTGGCCAAGCCGCACAAGCATGCCGGCCAGGGTCACCCCAAAGGCGCGACCATCGACGTGACCGCCCCCGAGCGCGACTTCCTGATTCGCGCGGGTGTGATCGCAACCCCTGAAACTACCGACGCTGCCGCTCCGGCTGCCGAATAACGAGGTGCACAATGTCTGAGTCTTACTACTTCGGCCAAGGCAAGCTGTGGATTGCTGAGATCGGCGCAGGCGGTGTCCTGGGCGACTGGGTATGGTTGGGTGATGTGTCCGAGCTGACCGGTCAGGGCAACGAAACCCGCGTTCAACACCGTGAGTCGTTCAGCGGCGTTAACGCAATGGTGCGTGACTTCGGCAAAGAGGCTGGGATGACCTGGAACGCCACCATGCACCAGCTCGACACCGACAACGTTGGCCGCTTCACCCGCTCGCGCATGAGTGCGCAGATCGCCGGTACCGTGACCGGTGAGGAGCTGCCGAACCCGGTGGCCAATGGTGATCTGATCTCGCTCGATCACATGAACGTGACCGACCTGGTCATTACCGACAGCGTGACGCCGACCCCGGCTACGTTGGTGCGCGGCACTCACTACGACTACGACATCTTCGGCGATGTCGAGATCCTGACCCTGCCGACTTCGCCGGCACCGACCCAGCCGCTTTTGGCCGCCTACAGCCACGCCGCTACCAAGCAGGCCGCGTTCCTGGCCGGCACCGACAAGAACTACGCGCTGAAGTACAAGGGCATCAACCTGGCCGAGAACGGTGCGCCCATCCTGGTAGAACTGTACAAGACCAGTGCCGGCCTGCTGCAGCAGCTCTCGCTCATCACCAGCGGCAACCAGTTGGCTGGCTCGCCGGTCACCTTCACCACGCTGCTGGATTCCAGCAAGCCGGCCTCGGGCGACCTGGGTCAGTTTGGCCGCTTCGTTGAAATGGCTGCCTGACCATGGCTCAGCGCAAGAAGAAGCAAGGCATCATCACCGCGCCCGAGGCCCCAGCGGCCGAGGGCGCGGATGACCTGCAGAAACTTCACCCCAACCTGGAGGCGAAGCTGAACGGCCGCATCGTCACCGTGCGTGAGTACGGCTTCGTCGAGGGGCTGCAGGTTCGCCAGCAGCTCAAGCCGTTCTTGGAGGGGCTGTACGAGCTGATCAAGGCCGACTCGGTGCCGCCCCTGGAACAGATCATGGAGCTGGTCGTTGCGCACCTGGGCGACGTCCTGCAGGCGGTGGCCACCTCGGCCGACATCGAGGTCGAGGAGCTGCGTACGCTGAAGAACCAGGACGAAGGCGACTTGCTGCTGATGCGCTGGTGGACGGCCAACGGCCCTTTTTTCTATCGGCGCGCCCTAAGCCGGATTCTGGCCGAGCGTTACCGCGCGGCCGAGGCGGAAAAGCAGCGCGCTGGGCAGACGTCTATGCCTGCCTCATCCGCGCCGGCTACGGCGACGTCGAGCGAATAGGCTGCTACACCGAGCGGCAGATCCTGCTGCTGTTCGAGGCTGAAAAGCGCCGGCGGCGCACGGAGCGTGCCGAGATGTTGAAGGACATGAACCTGGCCTTCGCCGGTGGCGAGGCCGCTGACAAGCACTTCAAAGAGCTGTTGCCGTAGGAGGCACCATGAAACAGGCCATTGCCGAGCTGCAGCGTACTGCAGAGATTGCCGAACATAACCAGCCCTACAGCGAGCAGGCCGGCGACGTCGCCCAGGCCGAGCTGCAGCGCACCACCTCGCAGGAATGCCGTGAGGCGATCGAGCAGTTGCAGAGCCAGTGCCCTGAACAGGGGCACTGAACAAGGATGGCCTCTCGCCGGCTGCCATTCACCCCGTGCCGGCTGTACATCGATGGTGCTACAGGCCTTGCTGTCGGTGATTTCATTGTGACTTCTGGCGGGTCAGCCTACCTAGTGCAGGCGACTCGCCAGAGCCCAACCAAACCCCAGCGTTTGTATCTCACCTGTCTGCGCTGGCCAATTGGGCAGATTCCGGCAGACGGTAGACAATGGCAGCTCAATTGGTACCGCCGATGACCTGCCTGGTTAAGCCCAGTATTTGATTGGTGGTGCATGCGTCCGCAAGCGCGGTGCAACGTTAGGATCAGTAAAGCCCCGTCGAACCTCCTGGGCCGGTAAATGCGTGACGGCCAATACCAGAAATGACGTGCGGGAAATAAGCAGGGGTTGCGCCCTGGTGCATGCTTAGCCGCCTTCGGGCGGCTTCTTTTTGCCTCGTCAAAATTACATCCCGCCTGGCGCGCGCGAGCATGTCGGCATCCCACCCATCTGGATGCTGACCGATGAACAATCGCGGTGATATCGAGTTTGCCCTGCGCCTCAAGACTGACCTGGAACAAGGCCAGCGTGAGCTGCAGGGGCTTGCTCAGACCGTCGAGGGCGTCGGTGCCGGCGCCGCAACATCGAGCGCTGAACTCAATCACCTAGGCGAGACCGCAGATCAGGCAGCCGCGCGCCTGCGCGGCATCGCCGAGGCGGCTGTACAGCAGAAGGCCGCAGCCGACGCTGCTGCGGCCAGCATGATGGAGAGCGCCAATGCCACGCGCCTGGCGGGCGCCAACTGGCAGGAGACCGCTGCAGCTCAGAACGAGTCGATGCGTGCCTACCACGCTGCCGAGCGCGCCGCCCAGGAGAAGGCCCAGGCCGACCTGAAAGCAGCAGAGGCTGCCGCTGCCGCCGCTGCTGCCACCGAGAAAGAAGCCCAGGAGCTGCAGCAGCTGCTCGGCAAGATCGATCCGGTTATCCGCAAGCTGGACGAGCTGGACAACATGGAGCAGCAACTGCGCCGCGCGCGCGCCTCCGGCCAGATCGATCTGGACACCTTCGACGATTTCAACACCAAGCTGCAGGAGCAGCGTCAGCGCCTGGGCGGCACCACCGACGCGATGCGCGTCGCCGGCATCACGGCTGGGCAGTACCAGCAGGCCATGCGTCAGCTGCCGATGCAGATCACCGACATCACCACCAGCCTGGCCAGCGGTATGCCGGTCTGGCTGGTGGCCGTGCAGCAAGGTGGCCAGATCCGCGACAGCTTCGGCGGTTGGGCCAACGCTGGTCGTGCCCTGGTCAGCACCATCAATCCGCTGACGCTGGCCATCGCCAGTGTTACTGCTGCGATTGGTGCGACGGTGATCGCGGCCGTTCAGGGCGCGGCCGAGACTTACGAATATGAAAAGGCCATTGCCCTGACGGGAAATTCGGCAGGCGTGACGTCGGATCAACTGGCAGGCATGGCGCGCGAGATCAGCGGAATTTCCGGCACTCAGCGCCAGGCTGCTGCTGCCCTCGCTGAAATCACCGCATCGGGTAAGTTCACCGCCGACCAGATCAAGTTGATCGGCACCACTGCCGTCTTGATGCAGAACAACGTCGGGCAGGCGATCAGCGCCACCGTCGAAGATTTCAAGAAGCTGGCCGAGGAGCCAGCCGAGGCATCCGCCAAGCTCAACGTCCAGTACAACTATCTGACCCTTGCGGTCTACGAGCAGATCGCCGCACTGGAGGCCCAGGGCGATCAGGCCGGCGCCACACAGTTGGCGATGGAAGCTCTGGCCGAGGCGATGCAAGGTCGCTCTATCGAGATTGCGAACAACCTCGGCCTGATCGAGTCGGCGTGGCAGGGTATCAAGAACGTCGCCGCCGCTGCCTGGGATGCGATGCTGGATGTAGGTCGCGCCGATACCCTTGAGGATCAGTTGGCGGCCATTCAGCGGCAACGCCAGACTGCTCAGTTTGGGGTTCGTGGCGATCGTGTTGGCGGCGCTATTGACCCCGCGCTTGAGGCTCGCTTGGCCGCCGAGGAGGAAGGCATTCGGCGCCGTATGGAACTAGAGGCTCAGAGCGCGAAGCAAACAGCAGACGAGAAAGCCGCTACCCGCGAAGCGATCGAGGCATCAAAGGAGCGCACCAAGGCCGGTGATGCATTCGTCAAGAGTGCCGAGGCCCAGCTGCAGAGCCTGCAGAACCTGACCAGCGTTGAGCGCGCCCAGCGGGTGATGCAGGAACAGAACATCGAGGCCACCAGTGAACTGGGCAAGCGCATGCTGGAGGCGGCTGAAGCCACCGATAAGCAGCGCGAGGCCAACCAGGCCGAAGCCGATGCCAAACGTGCAGCCACTGAAGAGCAGCGCAAGGCCACTGCCGCCCTGCGCGAGCAAGAACGCGCCGCCCAGGCCGCGCTGCGTGCAACCGAGCAGAGCGTTCGCCAGCAGCTGAGTTACGTGCAGGGCCTGGAGGATCAGGCCGCCAAGATCGGCCTGACCGCTGCCGAAGTGCGCCAGTACGAGCTGGCCGAGAAAGGCCTGACCGGCGCCATGCGTGCGCGGGCCGATGCTGCGCTGGCTCTGATCGATGCCGCTGAGGCACAGCGCCAGGCCGACGCCAACGCCCGCACCAATGTCGGCCTTGAGGCTGAGTTCCTGCGCGCTGCCGGGCGCGAGACAGATGCCGCGCTGCTGGAGATCCGCACCAAGTTCGCCGGCATGCGTACCGAGTTCGAGAAGGCGGGCAACGAAGCCGGCCTGGCCTGGCTCGACAAGCTGATTCCAGTGGCAGAGGCCAAGGTGCGCGTCGACGACGTGCAGCGCGAGATGGACCGCATCCTGGCTGAGCAGCAGCGCCAGGAGCAGTCGGTCAACGTGCAGCAGGATGCCGGCCTGATCACCGAGCTGCAGGCGCGCGAGCGCATCCTGGAGATCCACCGCCAGACCTACGCCCAGCTCGAACAGATCCGCCCGGTGCTGGCCGAGCTGGCTGCGCAACCTGGTGCAGTGGGTGAAGCGGCCGCGCAGGCGCTGTACGCCCTCGACTCCCAAGCCCAGCGCCTGATGGCCACCACCACGCTCCTGCAGGAGACGCTGCGTGATGGCCTGACCACGGGCCTGACCGAAGCCCTTACTGGCCTGGCGCGCGGTACCATGACCCTGCGCGAGGCCGTAACCGCTCTCGGCCAGAGCGTGCTCGATGCGCTCACTCGCATGGCGGCCGAGAACCTTGCCCAGTCCATCACTGGTGGCGTGATGGGGCTTTTCGGTGGCGGTGGCCAGGATGGCGCGGGTCTCGCGACTGGCGCTGCGGCAGTGACGACATCAGCCGGCGCGCTTAGCGCAGCAGGTGCCACGTTGATGACCGGTGCAGCGGCTATTCAAACCGCTGCAGCCAGCCTGGCTGCGGCCAATGGAGTCAGCGGCGCTACCGGCTCGGGCTCGTCGGGCGGTTCCGGCTGGTTGGGGCTTATCGCCTCGGGCGCCAGTGCCTATTTCGGCGGTGGCGCTGGCGGTGCTGCTGGGGCCAGTACCTACACCGGTGCTTATGGTTTCGCCGAGGGCGGGAAGGTCAAGGGGCCTGGCACGCCCACCAGTGACTCAATCCTGGCCGCACTCTCGACTGAGGAAGTCGTCATCCGCGCCGCCTCGGCCATGCAACCAGGTGCGACCGACTTCCTCCTGGACTTCAACGCGCGCGGCATGCAGGCGCTGCATGACTGGGCCTTCCAGTCCGCCTACCACCACAACACCGGCGGCCTGGCCGGCGTGCCGGCACCGGCCTTGCCGTCGCCTGGGCTGGCAAACACTCGCCTGGCCGAGCCGGCTAAGGAGTCGGGTACCACGCTCAAGAACAGCCAGAACTTCTATCTGATCGACGATCCGCAGCGGATCGGCGACGTGATGTCCGGCCCGGTCGGCAGCGAGTCGATCGCCGTTGCTATCTCCCGTGAGCCCGGCAAGTTCCGCCAAATCCTAGGACTGAATCCCTGATGCCTCATCAAATCGGCTTCGTCGACAACTCGGGCGGCGTGCTCGCCCACTACAAGATGCTGGAGACCATCCGCGACTTCGCCTCGGCCAACGGCTGGACGGTGCTGCGGTATGACACTGCATCGGTCAACCGAGAGCTGATCTTGCGCGGCAGTGGTCACACGGGCGAAGAGGAGATCTTCATAGGCTTTCAGACTTATCAGAATGCAGGAACGAGCATCTACAACCTAGCTGGCGCAGTCTTTACCGGGTATGTGCCTGGCTCAACATTCTCGCAGCAGCCTGGCTACCGGCCTACGTCTTGCTGTGCTCATGATCTGAGGATTGACTATTGGTTGACGGTGAATCCTCAGCGCATCGCGTTGGCGATGAAAGTAGGAACCTCAGTCTACGAGTCGCTGTATGTAGGCAAGTTTCTTCCATACGCGCGCCCAACTCAGTACCCCTATCCCGTCGCCTGCGTCGGGACGCTCGCTGCGTTCTCCGGCACTCGCTTCACAGATATAAGTGCTAACCACTCCATGGGCTACAAGGGCAATAGCAACAGGATCAGCTTCCGAACGATAGCCGCTTGGAATACGCCTTTCTGTTATCCCTGGGACAGCGCTGACCTCGCTGGAACGACCCAGGTTCCAGCCTCTCAGTTGCGAGATACAGACGGCGTTTATCCACTCCTACCTGTTGAGCTGCATGACAACCTGGCAAACCTTTACGGCGCGCTGGATGGCATCTACTACATCAGCGGTTTCAACAACAACGCCGAGAACACGTTGAGCGTCGATGGCCACGATTACGTAGTGATCCAGGACGCATTTCGCACCGACTTCACTGATCACTATGCGATGAGGCTCGACGACTGATGGCTTACTACAACGGGGCTGTATCGAGCTTTGCTGACCTCAAGGCTGCCCTGATAGCGGCATGCGTCGGTGAGGGATGGGTTTTGTCGGGCAGTGATGTGATTTCGAAGGGAGTCATGTTCATTGAGATATCTGCCGCTGGCCTAACGTGGCGCTTGCGTGGCGGTACGGGCGTAGACGGCGGCGGTGCTTTAACTGGGGGGCTTGCTCAGGGAGTAAGGATGCTTGGCAGCGGCACGCTGGCAGTGACCTGGCCCGCCAGTTACGAGATTTTTGTATTCGACAGTGAAGTCTACTTGGTACTCAACCATAGCGTTGACCGCTATCAGTGGTGCGCATTTGGTAAATCAAGGATCTCCTTACCTGGGACAGGCTTGTGGTTGGCCGCCACTGCTAGCGAAACCGTAGTAACTGGCCTTACAAACGGGCTAAGGACGAACTCGACCACCTATCCATCCGGCCTGCCGGTATGGAGCCCAGGCAGCGGGAACAATTCCGATAATTTCCGGATGCATCACGGCCTCGATGGCGGCACCTGGTCAACTGGGGGGTCTGTCCTGGGGGTAGGTTATAGCGCCTCGCAGCTAATCAACCTGCTCCCGAACTCTTGGAATAACGAGGCTGTGCTGCTACCAGCCCGTGCCTACTACTCGCGCGGATCTTCGAAGGTCTCGCTGGTAATGGAGATGGAGCATGCGCGCATTACGCGGATCGACAATCACTCGCCTGGAGAGGTCGTCACGCTCGGTTACGACAAGTGGAAAGTCTTCCCTGGTTACCGAAAGAACATGAGTGCGCGTAATGGTGGTGTGAACGTTGATCACACCGGCACGTTCGGCTGGGCTATCCGCTATGAGGAGCCCTGATGGCCATCATCTCTGGATATCACGCCCAGCCTGCGATGGCGGGAATAGATAACCCAAACCTATCCAGTGACCTCAATACGATCGAGTGGATCAGTATTCCTGGCGGTACCAGTGCTCTGAAGGTTCAAGGATTGGCGGTTAAAACCCAGGTCTGGCCTCCTGTTGCAGACCGCGAGTTGGATGGCTATATCGGCGGTTCATATGTGGATGACTACTACAACCGATTCCACATCACACCTGCGGCGGTTGATCTTGGGAACGTCGTCTCGGCCCAGTCGTTTCCGGTACGGATCTGGAATGCCTATCTGGAGCCCAGGACATTGGCTGCCATCACTGGTCTCGGCGAAGGAATAGAGGTCGGCGGCCAGCCATTACCGCCGCTTCTGTTCCCCGGCCTCAAGGAACTGACTTGGTCAGTCTCAGTGACACCTGAAGGGGTGCCCGTGCTCGACACGGTGATTGGCTGGCAGTTTGACAACGGACAAAGCCCCTCTGTACGCGTAACTGCCAACCGCATTATCGCCTGGACGTTCGTGCCCGATTGGGGCGATGGCATCCGCGAACGGCTGACAGCAGCAACCGACATCCTGCAGAGCGAATCGGGTGTCAGCCAGCGGCGCAAGCTGCGCGGCGCGCCACGTCGTGAGTTCAATGGCCCAATGTATGCCGAGGGGCGCGAGCGCCAGTTGCTCGATCTCTCCCTGTTTGGCTGGAGCGATCGGATATGGTCGATCCCGATCTGGCCCGATATCCAACTGCTCGATGCCGGCATCGGCGCTGACGTCGACTTCATCCCCTGCAGCACTCAGCACCTGGACTTTCGTGCCGGCGGACTGGCGATGCTGCGTGGCGAGGATGCTTTCACCAGCGAGACCGTCGAGATACTCGAAGTACTCACCAATGGCCTGCAGCTGAAGCGCAACACTCAGTTGGCCTGGCCTGCCGGCTCCAGGATCTATCCTGCGCGTGCCGCGCAACTGCTCGAGGAGCCATCTCTTAGCAAGCTGACCGATCGACTGATCGAGGCCGAGGTGCGCTTCCTGGTAGTTGAGGCCTGTGACTGGCCTGAGTGGCTGCCGGCCACCTTATATAGAGGGCGGCCGGTTTGGGATCGCCGTCCGGATGACGCCGAGAATCTCACCCATGCGGCCGAGCGCTTGCGTTCGACGCTCGACAGTGGGTTCGCCCAGCCGTTGATAACCGACACAGCCCGACGCGCCTTCCAGGTGCTGAGCCAACGCCATCTCGACCTCGGTCGCGAAGCTCGGGCCCTGGTGCGCTCGTTCATCTATGGCATGCGTGGTCGGCAGAAGGTGGTTTGGGTACCGAGCCATATGGATGACCTGACTGTCGTCGCTACCACATCTGCGTTGGCCACCATCCTCGACATTATGAATATCGGCTACACCCGCTTCAGCAATGGCAAGCCCGGCCGGCGCGATATTCGCATCGAGCTGTGGAACGGCACGGTGCTGATGCGCCGCATCACTGGCGCTACCGAACTGGATACTCAAACCGAACGCCTGGTGCTCGATGCCCCCCTTGGTATCGAGGTACGGCCTGGCGACATCGCGCGGATCAGTTGGATGAACCTGATGCGGTTCGAGAGCGACACCCAGGAGATCGAGCACATGACAGACAGCCAAGGCGTTGCCGGCTGGACAGCTGTATTTCGCGAGGAGCGCGACGATGAGTTTTAACAGTCGTGAGAACTCGCTGGCTGATGGAGCGCCAATCAGGCTGTACCAGTTCAGCCGAGGTGTCATGCGCTGGCTCTACACCAGTGCAGACCGAGACGCGGTCGTGGGTACGCAGATATTCCGCACGCTTCGCGGCGGTATCTCGGACGACGGGATTCGCCAGACAGGTGAGGCCAGCGTCGAGCTGCTCAAGATCACCGTGCCGGCCGATCTCGCCGTGGCGACGCTCTATCGAGCGGTACCGCCGTCGAACGAGGTCGCCCTGACGATATTCGACAGGCATGCGGGAGAGGACGAGCAGGTCGTCAGCTGGGTGGGCAGCATTCAGAGCGTGACCTGGCCGAAGCGCGACCAGGCTCAGTTGGTTTGCCAGCCGCTATCAGCGCGCATGACGATGCAGGGGCTGCGGCAGGGCTGGGAGCGGGCCTGTCATCACGCGCTCTTTGGCATCGGCTGTGGCGTCAATCGAGACCTATACCGCGTCACAACCGAGATTCAGAGCAAGAGCGGACTGGTCATCAGTAGTGGCGCGTTCGCGAGTTACCCGGACGGCTATTTCACAGCTGGTTGGGTCGAGTGGTCAGTCGGTTCAGGTGAATTCGATCGGAGAGCTATCGAGCGGCACACCGGCAGCAACCTGGCCATGCTGGGTGGGACAGCAGGGCTTCAACCTGGTCAGGCGATCCGCGTCTATCCCGGCTGCAATCAGACCACTCAGATGTGCAACGACAAGTTCGGCAACATACCCAACCATGGCGGCATCCCGCACCTCGCAGGCCGCTCGCCGTTCGATGGCAATCCGGTTTTCTAGGGGTAAGTCATGGACCCGTATACCTGGGCGTATATCGCCATCATGGCGATCAGTGCCTACGTCTCATACAAGAATCGCCCCAAGTCTGTTGCACCGAAGCCGGTGGCTTTCGAGGACTTCAGCTTTCCGCAATTCGAAGAAGGCACTCCCCAGTGTGTGTTTTTCGGGGACAACTGGACGCCGGACTGGATGGTGCTCTCCTACGGCAACTATCGCACCCAACCGATCAAGACGAAGAGCGGCAAGAAATGATCAGCGACGACGAACTGTTCGTGACCCTGGAGCACATGCACAGCGTGCCGGCATTCAATGGTCGGGCCGGCTACTGCCACAAGGGCGGGCGCGCGTTGGCTGCAAGGTACGGCCTCGACTGGGGGCAGATTGTGAGCGATGGCGGCATCGTGGCCAGCAAGCTGGTCGCCACAGGCGATGCCATGGCACTGCACCTGGTCGAGTTCGCGCGTCGGGAGGTGGGCAATGGGCAGTAAGAAGGCCGTCAAGGTTGGCTATCGCTACTTGTTCGGTATCCACATGGGTGTCGGCAAGGCGATCGATGAGTTGGTCGAGATCAAGGTCGGTGAGAAGCGTGCTTGGTCTGGCAGCGTTACCAGCAACCAAACCATCAACATCAACGCCCCGGAGCTGTTTGGAGGCGACAACGGCGAGGGGGGCATCCAGGGAACGCTCGACGTGATGATGGGCGCGCCTGATCAGCCGCTCAATGGGCGCTTGGCGGCCATGCTGGGCGGGCTGGTACCGGCCTTCCGTGGCGTGTGCACGTTGTTCTATGACGGCCTGGTGACCAGTTTGAACCCTTACCCGAAGGCCTGGACGTTCCGTGTACGGCGCGCATTGAAGGGCTGGGATGGCGCACTCTGGTACCCAGAGCGCTGCGTTATCGATATGGCCAGCGGTGCGATCAAGGCGATGAACCCCGCGCACATCATCTATGAGTGCCTGACGAACCGCGACTGGGGTGGTGGCATGGATCGTAGCCGGATCGATGACGCCTCTTTTCGCGCTGCGGCAACGACGTTACACGCTGAAGGTTTCGGGCTGTGCCTGCGCTGGGTTCGCCAGGACAGCCTCTCGACCTTTGTCAGCCACGTGCTCGATCACATCGGCGGCAATCTCTTTATCAGTCGCAGGACGGGGCTGTTTGAGCTGACCCTGGTACGCGATGACTACGATCCTGAGTTGCTCCCGTTGTTCGACGAGGACAGCGGCCTGCTGTCGATCATGGAGGATGACAACGCCGCGACGGCAGGTGCAGCGAATGAGGTCATCATCAAGTGGCGCAGCCCAATCGATAACACGAACAGGCAGAAGCGCGAGCGCAATCTCGCTGCGATCCAAGGCGCCGGCCAGATCCTCTCGACCACCATCGAGTACCCAGGCATTCCCACTGATGAGCTAGCCGGCCGAGTGGCTGTTCGTGATCTGCGGGCCAGGTCGGTCGGGCTGAAGCGCTTCAAGGTGCAGCTCGACCGGCGCGGCCGCGACATCAAGCCGGGTGGCGCATTCCGCATCCGCAGCCTGAGCCGTGGCATCGAGATGATGGTGGTCAGGGCTGGCCGTTTCGAGGATGGCACCCTCGGCAGTGGTGTGATCACGGTCACGGCTGTGCAAGACGTGTTCGGGTTGCCGGCCACCAGCATGACGCCTCCACAGCCTCCAGGCTGGGTGCCACCGAACACAGCGCCGGCCCCAGCTACTGTCCGGCGACTGACAGAGGTTACATGGCGCGACCTGGTGCAAACCGTCGACCCCGCTAACCTAGCGTTGTTCGATCAAACCAGCGCGTTCATTGCCGCCTTAGCGCTAAAGCCTACGCCCTTGTCGCTGGGCTTCGGGATCGAGTCGAGGGTCGGCAGCGCGGCCTTTGCTAGTGCCGAGAGCGGGGACTTTTGTCCGTCAGGTCTACTGGTTGTGGCGATTGGGCGTACTGAGACCAGCATTCAGCTGACATCGGTCGAAAGCATCGACTTGGTCGAGGTAGGTACTGCTGCGTTGATCGATGACGAGATCATCCGGGTTGTGGCGGTCGACCTCGGCACGTTGGTAGTGACCATCGCCCGTGGCTGCGTGGACACCGTGCCAGGCTCTCACCTTGCGGGCGCGCGCGTGTGGTTCTTCGATGACTATGCAGGGGCTGACCCTACGGAGTACTCCGCTGGTGTCAGCGTGCAGATGCGGCTGCGCAGCATCACTAGCAGCGGCATGCTGGCTCCAGAGCTGGCTCCGATCGATACCCTGGCACTGGTTGGGCGTCAGGCGCTGCCGTACCCACCGGGCCGGCTGCTTATCGGCGGCGCCAGCTATCCGGCCTCGGTCGTTGGTGATGTGGTTGCCAGCTGGGCGCACCGTGATCGCATCGTCCAGGCCGACCAGTTGATCGACACCACGACAGGCGATATCGGCCCTGAACCAGGTACCACTTACAGCTGCAGGTTGCTCAGGGCTGATAACAGCAGCGTGCTGGCAAGCCAGACCGGTATCAGTGGCACGACCGCTACGCTGACCACCACCTATGTGGGCCAGGTCATTCTGGAGGTCTGGTCGGTTCGGGGAGGGTTGAACAGTTGGCAGCGGCACCGAGTCCAGTTCAGCAGGACGGACCCGGTGCCGTGATTTGGCAATTCCGTTGCCATGCGTGAAAATGTCAGCTCACTGCATTTATCGCGCAAACGGCACCAGTTTTTCGCGCGGCGCTACAATCAGCACCAGGCGCTCCACCCGCTGGGGGTGGCGCACGGTCAGGGTCGTGAGGATCTGGCAACCGTAGGAATTGCCGATGAAGGCGGCCTTGTCGATGGCACAGGCGCTGAGCCACAGGTCGAGCAGCTCGACGCTCAGCACACGCCATGGCGTGCCCGTCGCACTCTCGCCGTAGCCCGGCAGGTCCGGCGCCAGCACGCGGTAGCCATATCGGCCAGCGCCCTGGCCAGCGGCTCCATGTAA